CATCTCATTCCGAATCAACTGGCGTTCAATACACAAGCGCAATCTAATGAATAAGCTAGGACTAAGAAATGGCAAATAACACATACCCAGTTTTTTCTGCGTATCGCGTTTCACCCCACGCTTCTCCAGGGATTTACGCAGAACAGTCAAATTATCCGGAAGGTTGCAACGAATGATTGAAGATTCAATAAAGAACTGGCTTGAAACGCTGGAACTTAACCTTGAACAAAAAGTCTTGTCGGGTTTATGCTTACGTCTGGCCCAGTCCTTTGACCAACAAAGCAACACAAGCACGGCTGCAGAGCTTCGGAAGACAGTCCTAGAGTTACAGCGTTCCCTCGGCGCTTCTAACGTGGATGTCGACCCGCTGGAGAAGTTACTCACTCGCTAATGCTCCAGCTCCCGACTACTTACACGCCTCCTCTATCGGATGACTTCATAACCGACGGGGATAAGCTCATCGAGTTTGCCAAGATCGCGTGGAGTAGCCCGGAGAGTCCCGACGGCCTAGAACTAGATGAATGGCAGAAGTGGTTGCTTCGAGCTATCCTTGAACGTTACCCGGCTAATCACCCGACCTATCCCAATAGACTCCGGTATCGCCAGGTAGTCATCTCCGTTGGAAGGCAGAACGGTAAGTCACTTATTGCAGCCATGCTTGGACTCTATGGCTTGCTACTTCATGAGATTGGGCCACAATGTATTAGCCTGGCATCCTCGACGGATCAGGCGAACATCGTTTACAACCGCGTTCTTTACGTCATCAATAGCAACCCATTCTTGAAGAAGCGATTCAAGCGCGCAACGGAGACTCGCGGAATTGTGACTTCGGATGGAGGAGGACGTTACGATGTCAAGGCAGCTAAGGAAGCGGCACTCCAAGGTATCCCAATTAGCTTTTGTTTGTTCGATGAGCTACACCTTGCAAAAGAGGGAATGTGGTCAGCTGCGGTTCTCGGAACCTCCCAGCGTAAGGATGGAATTGTTGTTGGAATTACGACAGCTGGTGATCAAAACTCAAAGACTCTAATTGACCTTTACAAGTCAGGTAAGGCTGCAGCTAACGGAGCAACGGATCTAGAACGCTTTGGCTTTTTCTTATGGGAAGCACCGGAGAACTCTCGCGTGGATGACCCAAGCGCAATTATGAAGGCTAACCCTTCTATTGCTGCAGGTCGTATTGGCATGGAGCAAGTCATCTCGGACTTGAAGACAATTCCAGAACATGAAGCTAGGCGTTATCGACTAAATCAATTCATCGCTGGATCTACGAACTCATGGTTGCCAGGAGACTTGTTTAGAGCTGCAACCGGACGTGGAGTTACCAATCTAACCGGAGGAGTCTTCTCCGTAGACACTACGACTAACTGGGGTCACGCGACAATAGCCTATGCCAATGACATCGACGGCATTCACGAAACGGAATTGGTCATGTCTTTGGTCTCGCCTACGGAGCAACAACTATTCAATGAGCTAACATCGCTTTATAGCAGACACAGTCCGCGAGCGATAGTGCTGGATGATCGTCAGTTACCTGGTCTAGCCAAGAGACTAAAAAACTCTGGGCTTCCGGTCTGGACATTATGGGCCAAAGAGGTCTCGTCAGCATGCTCGACTGTCTTTGCTATGTTTAGCACTGGCTCCGTTAGGCACAACAGCGATCCCCTCCTGGTTGCTCAAATGCCTAACGGGGTCGCTAAATACTCCGGAGAGAGTTGGTTCATCTCTCGTAAAGAATCACTTGGAGACATCGACGCAGTAATGGCAACGGTGTTCGCACTCTACGTTTCTTCACGCGCACCACACGCAACAATCGGAGTCTATTAGTCGGTGGTCTGTGGTATCCTTGACTCCAAATGGCATCTATACTTGACAGGCTCCTAAACCGCAAGCCAGAAGTTCGCGCATCGCAGCCTACAATACCAACCAGACAACCTTCTATTGTCACGCCTAACACAGCTCTAAGTCTGACCGCGGTCTACCGCGCTATTCAGATTATTGGAACTCCGATTAGCAAGATGACAATAAACACTTACCGGTTCGCTACCGGAGTCGAGCTAAAGGTTGAGAACCCAGTTCTAGTAAACAACCCATCGCTAGATCAGAACCGTAAAGACTTCCTATTCCAGACTGTCGTAGATCTAGCCCTCCAGGGCAACGCCTACTGGTATAAGCAATATTCCTCCAACGGTCAGGTAAACAACCTAACCATTCTTCCGGCAGCTTCGGTAATGCCTTCTTACCCAAAGATGCAAGACGGCACAATCGACTACTCGACAATCGTTTATGACTACATGGGTAAGCGTTACACCAAGCGCGAGATTGAGCACCTAAGAGTCTTTAGCCAATCAGGTCAGCTAGTTGGAATCAGCCCAATCGCTTCTTGCTACAAAGACATAAGCGCAGCTTTAGATCTACGCGACTACGCTTTGAACTGGTTCACCGCTGCAGGAGTTCCAACCGGAGTCCTAAAGACTAACCAGATGTTGAACAAAGCCGAAGCGGATGAAGTAACTAACAACTGGCACAACAAGCAACAGAACCGTCAAGTTGCAGTTCTGGCTAACGGCTTTGACTACCAGCAGATAGCACTCTCACCTAGAGACGCACTATTCACCGAAGTTCAGGATCAGCAGACACAGGCAATCGCCAGGCTATTCGGTATCCCTCCAAGGTTGCTAATCACTTCGGTTCCAGGATCATCCGACACTTACACAAACTTACAAGATGAGAACCAGGTGTTCTTCCGTCATACTCTTATGGCTTACACCGACGCAATTACCGACGCACTTAGCAACTGTCTACCAAGAGGCAACCGGGTCGAGTTCGACTTCGAGCACTTGTTCAAGGCAGATGTCGCAGCACGTTACAACTACTACCAGACCGCAATCGCTGCAGGTATCCTAACCGCAGAAGAGGTCAGAACGAAAGAAGGACTAGATGTCTGAAATGATTACACGCGAGTTTCAGGCGCGTTTAGTTGAGACCGAAGAGAGAACCATTGTCGGACTTGCAGTTCCATACGGTCAGGAAATTGACCTAACTGGCAACACCAAGGAACGCTTTGAAGCCGGAGCAATCCAGAGCATCGAGGACGTTAAGTTGTTCTACGGTCACGAAGAGCCAATCGGTAAGGTCATGGAAGGCCGAGACACCGAAGAAGGCTTCGAGATTGTTGCAAGAATCAGCGATACCGTTCGCGGTAACGAAGTTTACACATTACTACAGGACGGTGTCCTAAATCGATTCTCGGTTGGATTCTTCCCGGTCAAAGACCGGAAGGAAGGCCAAACGATAGTTAGAGAGCTAGTGGATCTCAAAGAGGTTTCAGTAGTTCCCTTCCCAGCCTTTGAAGGCGCAAAAATAACCGAAGTCCGTAGCGAGTCCGAGACCGAAGAGGTCGAAGAGGTAGCAGAGACTCCTAATGAAACAGAAAGTGAAACAATGGAAAACATTGAACTTGACGTTCGCACCGTGCAGGACGAGGTTGCAGAATTGCGCCGAGTTATCGAAGCAGGTCAGTCCGTCGAAACAGCAACACCAGCAACACACAAGTTCCGCTCACAAGGCGAGTTCGCTAAGGCTCTAGTAAACGGAGACGAAGACGCAAAGGCTCTAGCCCGCGCAGCTTCAACTTCCGCAGACACCGTTGCCCTACCAGGCTTCTTGGGCTACATTGATAACCTAATCGACACAAACCGTCCAACTCTATCGGCTTTCTCCCGCGCTGCACTTCCAGCTGCAGGTCTAACCGTTGAGTATGCACAGGTATCCGCTAACACTCTTGCAGTTGGAGTTCAGTCTCCAGAGAACGAAGAGCTATCCTTCGGAAACCTAACCATCGATTCAGTATCAGCTAACGTAATTACTTACGGTGGCTACACCTCGATGTCAAAGCAGACCATCCAGCGTTCATCCGTAAACTACCTAGACACCGCTCTACGCGCTCTATCTATTGCTTACGCGAACACAACCAACAAGGCAGTAGTAGATCTAGTGGAAGCACAGAACTACACAGGCAAGCGTTGGGACGTTTCAGCTGGAACTTCCGAGGCTCTTATCGGTGGTCTAGCAGACGCATCTTCTTACATCTTCAAGGAGACCGGACTACGTCCAGAAGCTATCATGTGTGGAACCGGAGCTTACAAGTTCCTTCTACAGGTAGCTGGCGAAGACGGCCGTCCAGTAGTGCTAGTAAACGGCGCTGGAGTAAACAACATCGGAACAGCTAACATCCCAGGTCTATCTGGTCAGCTATTCGGTCTTCCAGTTATCGTAGACCCACAGATTGCAACTAACCGTTGCTTCGTGGCTAACAGCGCAGCCATCCAGACTCTAGAGTCAGCTGGCGCACCTGTAAGACTAAGCGCAGATGACATTACTACATTGACCGATTCAATTAGCGTGTATGGATACATGGCAATCACCCTGCCATTCGCAGACGCTCTAGTTGCTCTAGACGTCGTATAGTAGGTCTATAAATGTCCGTGACGTTGGCAGAGTTCCAGGCTTATGTTGGAACCGATGAGACTACATTCCCCCAGGAGTGTTTGACCGCTGGTTCCGCGTTAGTTTCGACTTACATTGGAGAAGTAGACACCGTTCCGGAGTCTCTCGAAGATCAGGCGATTCTAATAACAAGCTCGGAACTCTTCCACCGTCGCAGCGCTCCTAACGGAGTTGCTCAATTTGCTAGCTTTGACGGCGCTCCTATTCGAGTAGCCAAGGATCCTATGAACGCGGTGTATCCGTTGCTTCAAAGATACGTAGGCTATGCAGTATGAGCGAGATAAACGCGTCTAAGGTCGAGTTCAAACTTGAACTAGCGGACGCTGGGTTGAACGTTTTGGAATACATTCCAGAGCGCATAACTCCTCCTATCGTTATCATGAACTCCGCGCAGCCTTACTTGCAAACAGCACAGTTTGGTGAATGGAGTTTAGGACTTGAATTAGTTTTGGTAGCTTCTACCGCGACTAACAAAAAGGCAACGGAAAATCTAGACCAGCTCATCGAGGATGTTCTGAATGCAATCGAA